AAAGTTAAAATATTGTCTTTCTAATGATTTCTTATACTTAACTGCTTCTTTCTTAGTTAAGAACTTCTTTCCATTTACTATGTATATAAATCCTAATTCTTGTTTAATGTCTGTGTTCATTTAAAATAATGTTGCTTGTGTTGTAGGTTTATAACTTGCATCATACCTTTTGTTTTTACCTTTTGGATATGGTTTTATTTCATATTTAAGATTTTTTAACATATTTTTCTTTTGTGTTTTACTACCTATAAAATAAACATATCTGTTTTTAGGTTTTCTTTCAACCTGATATAAATCATCTCCATATTTTTCTTTTAATTTACTTATCCTATTTTTTTCAAAAGAAAACTTATCCATTAAAGTTCTTGTGTGTATATCTTCTTTGCCTTTTAATTTCCAATCTTTTTGTGTGTGTGAATGTCCAGTATATAAAAAGTTTGTTGCTTGATATATATATCCATTATGTCCTTGTTCTATTTCAGAAAAACTTATTATAATTTTTGGCTTAGGTAACATTTTTAATGTTTTAGATACAAAATAAGAAAGACAATTTTTATCATTATTGTCTACACATAATCTATTTAATTCATAAACAATTCTTTTATATTTTTTTCCACATACACCAATTAACATTCCAATAGGTAAAGCATTTCCATAAGTGCATACTCCCACTAATTTTTTTTCCTTAAACAATCCAAAAGCATAAGATATTGATGTCAATCTTTTCATATAATGTTTATTTAACAACCAATCATAAGTTTCTTGTGATTTAATACTATCTACTTTGTATATATCTTTTATACTCATATTATTATTTCTGTATAAGATTCTTTATCATCATATTCTTTTTTAGCATATATTTCTATTACTTGACTATCATCTAAGTAAACCAATTTATTCATACAATCCATATAAAACTTAACAAAATTATCTAAATCTCCAATTCTTCCAATAGGAAAAAATGGTGCTGTTTTTTTTAATTCATTAGCATACTTACCAGTTCTAAAATGTGCTTTAGGTCTTTTTATGTAAAATCTAAATTTTATTCTTAAAGCACTTGTAAATGGTTTACCAGTAAACTGCTCTTTTATTTGTTGTATTGCTATCTTCTTATCTTTGCTACTTGGATCATAAACAAATCCTCTTGCAAATCTGTGTCTTTTTTGTGCTATGCAGTTATCTATTCTTAGTTTCATAATTTGAGCCACATTTTGGAACTGCCCCAAACCCTCTGTAATGGTATTACAGCATATCTCTCTTGATACTTATGTGGCATTGTTGTAATTCTTATTATACACATTATTAAAAACAGATAATTGTGTATTCTGATCATAATTTTTTTTATTGTTCTCAACTACATTACCATCAAAAAATGGTCTTTTTTCTAAATTCTTATATTTTCCTTTGGCTACTAATTGTTTCCACTCTAAATCTTTTTCTTTTGGATATTTTTTATTCCACTCAACATTTGAATTAGATAATTGTTTTTTATATTTCTTGCTTAATGGATATATATATCTAAATTGTTTGCCTTTAATTCTTTTAATTTTTTTAATTTTTAAAAAATCAGGAGTTAGCCAACATAATTTATCTCTGTTTAGCATTTTAGCATTTTCTTCTAATAATTTTTTTGCAGATCTTGGGTGTATTTTTTCTCCTTTTTCTGTTATATAAATGTCTGTCCATATATAACCACCATAATAAAAATTTGATGCTTGATATACATACCCAGCTTTACCAACTATACCATCTGCCCAAGTATATAAATACTTAACTTTTTTACAATTTATTTTTAACCAACTAACAACTAATGATAACATTTGTGATTCTGAATTTTTTGGCATAGAATCAAGCATACACATTTTACCTATTTCATAATAATCTTTTGTCCCATAACCAGTAAATAATTTATTTATAGTGCCTTTTGGCTGTGTTCCCCAACCAAGAGTAACAGATCCAACAAGCATATTGTTTACAAAACAACCTAAATAATGTTTTGTTAATCTTGGCATAACATTACCTGAATAATGAAAATCAGATATAATTTGTGTAGAAAGATTTTTATCTATTAATTTAATATTCATATTCTTCATCTTTATAATAACAATCCTTACAAACATAATAACATTCTTTGCCTGAAAGTCCCAATTCCCATTCTGATAACAACATGGTATCCTCTGCATGGTGTTTTAATTTACACATTTGACATTTATATTCTTCTTGCATTTAATCTCCTTAAAGGTTATGGCTGCCTATATAGTGTGAGTATGGAGAAACATATAGGGATAGTATATGCTTGATAGACAGCCATAGGTTTATGTTCTTTCTTTCAAGAACCTGTTATTTCTATAATCCACATCATTTTTATTTTTAATTTGTCCTACATACATTTTAAATAATTTCTTCCAAAAACCCTTTTTCTTCATCAATTTTTTTAAACTTCCTTTACTATCTAAGTTTCTTGATACTCTTTTAAATTTCTTCCAATCAACATCATAATAACTATTATTAATTCTCATTCTAATCCCAATGCCTTTCTTCTATCTTTTTCATCAGCAACATTTTTTTCTGCATCTCTAAATCTCTTTTGTTGTTCCTGATAATCTGCTTCTATTCTTGCTTCTCTTTTAGCAATATCTTCATCAGATACAGGTTGAAATTTCATATTACTATTGAACTTCTTACTATTCTTAACCCAAGTAGACATTCTTTTTCTTACATTAAATATGCTTTGTTGTTCATATCTTAATACTCTACCACCATCATTGTGTTCTGTCCAGTATTCTATGAACTCTTTAATCATAGCAGGATCTATTTGCATATCAAATACTTCTTTTTCTACTCTTTTAGCAAATTCTTCTTTTTTAGTATTTATATCTTTAGCCTTATCCTTATCTTTATCCTTAACACTTACCAAAGGGTTAGCTAACTCTATATTATGTTTATCTAACAGTTTAATAACACTTTTATGAACCTTAACATTAGGATTCAATTCACCATATTGAAATTTGCAAAACTTAGTTAAATAAAACTTATTATCACCTATTTGCTCTATGTTATCATTAAATGCTTCTAATATCTCATCAATAGTGTAATTATCACCAATTTGATATGATAGTAAGCCTACATCTAAATCATTCAAAATACCTGCATGGTCACATTTGTTGATTAAATAAAACCATACTATCTTTAATCTTACTGGTAATTCTCTAAACCATTGTTTTTCAAATATACTGTTATCCATAAATCTCTTTGCCATGTTTCTCCTTTTTCACTTTATTATCCCTAATTAGTATTATTATTAATATATAAAATTATAGCTTTATCTACAACACTTGATATTGTTTGATCACTTGATGCACAAAACATTCTTAGCTTTTGATGTGTTGTTCTACTAAGCTGCACACTTTTGTTTATTTCTTTATTTTTAATTTTCATCACTCCAGTAACTCCTATATTGTTTCATTGCTTGTCTTTTCTTTTTTGCATACTTCCTTGCTTCTACCCTTTTACATAATCTGCAAACCTTCATAAATCCTGGGTAACCTGAGTTCCTAACAAGGTTCTCTTTTAGTATCTCTTTTTTGCATGTCCTACATACCTTCACAAATATCCTCAAATGGAATAACCCAACATTTCTTCCAACTATCAAAATGCTTATCTACTTTAAAGTTATTATTTTTAATTAGTTTATCTAATTTTTTAAAAGATATTTTAATTCCACCATTATGTTTAAAAGAATGTATATAGAAAAATAAATTATACATCTTATCCCATTTTCTATATTCTTCAAAATCTACTTGTTTTAGCCACAGATCAATACTACAAGATTTAACTTCTACTAATTCAAATATTTTATTAAACAATATAAAGAAATCAGGTGTATTTCTAATAAATGCTGGTATATGCTTCATATTAGACTTTTGTTCTTCATTTGGTGAAAAACTATGAATACCATATTTATAAATAATACCACCCTTATCCATATACTTATAGTTAAATTCTCTATAAAAAATATCTTCAGCTTTATTTTGTGCAGCCATTCTTGTTTCAATATCTTGGTGTCTACTTGCCATTGTAATTCCTCCAGTATTCTCTAACTAAATTAAACAATACTTCAAGCCACATTAAAAAACCAAATAGTAATAAGAAATATAAAATAAAATCAAATATCATTATTTACTCCTTCTTTTAAGTTCTTTTTGTGCAAGTTCTCTTTGCCATTCAACCTTTGATTTTTGTGCCACCCATGAAAGCCAATTAGCATCTAAAATATCAAGCCATTTAACATCTTTATATTTACCAAACCTACAAACATCATTGCCTGTCCATTCATCATCATCAGTTTCATCATCACCTAATGGAATACCATCTAAATCATTAACTGCTGCATCATAAGCAGGATTAGGAACTTCTTGATCTTTTAAATTAACTGGTGGTATAGTTTTAGGCTTATCTTTTTGTTGTTCTACTGCATTTGCTACCTCATTA